AACCTCTTTACCAGCATCAGCAGAGGCGAAGGTGAACACCGAACCTGATACTGCAAACTGCCCTGTAGTGGAAGCACTCGATGCCTTAACAAATGGGCTATCGGCAGCATCATGCACTACAGGCACAGGGTCAGTGGCGGGAGTACCCTCTGCTGATACATCAATCGTGTAAGGTGCAGAATCAGGGATACGGCTTTCGATAATATGCCGAACAGCAACGGAACTGTTCTCAGTGAAAGTCGAACCAGTCAAAGCCGCATAGATTTTGGGATTGAACGAGTTCAGGTTGACAGTGATGTTACCCTCCTTGCCCTGTGAAAACACCAAATCCCAGTCGGAGTTGCCATCTTCTAGGTTGGTGGTTCTCAAATTGATCGAAGTGTCAATCGACTGCACCACTCCAAAGGCAAGAAAACGAGAATTGTCGCTATGCCGAACCAATTCGATGTGTCCGGCTTTCTTGTAAACCAGTTTTGCCATTGTGTTTTACTCACTTCCTTTCGTCGTTATTTCAGGGCATAGAATGTAAATCTCGCCCCAACACAAACAAAGCCAGATAGGGTCGGTAATTCCCCTAACTGGCCTTCAAACTCGTAAATACGATGATTGATCGTCTTGTTGTAAAGCAATTCCTGCGCCCGTGCTATAGCACGATAGGCTAGGTAGTCCGATGTGGCAGGAACGTGACAATCAATCTGCAAGACTTCGTTAGTCACAATGGGCAGTCTTGCGGTTCGTGATGGTCGAAAGTACAGGCAAAGTCGTCTTTCGTTGCTCACAAGGTTATCCCATTGTGACCTTTTTAATATGCGTTTGACCTTCTCCACTTCGCTTAGCCCTGTGATACCCAAGATTTCATTCATTGTGGCATCTTGGACAAATAGTTTCTGCACAGCGGCCAAATCTTTTTCAGGGTTAAAACAACGGCCTCACCTGCCTTTCAGTCTTGCGTCACAACAAAAAACCTCCCCCAAGGGAAGGTCTGTAGGGCTTCTAGCCATATTTGCTTTACTCTTGTTACCTGCATCCAGCGGGCGGTTGTTTGCATGGCATGAGACGGTGGTTGTACTCGAATATCAAAGGGCAGTTCCCCAATGTTGCTCAAGTATTCCAAGTCCAATCCCGCCATGCTCCCACTCGACACTTTCGTTTCACCAAAGATATTCGTGTATTGCCCTTTCGGTCGACCACGAATAGTCGTGTCGTGTCTGCGTGGGTTCCATAACCGGGAATTACGATAGTTTTCAAGAGCAGGGTTGGATTCGTCCATGGCCGACCCAGAACCCCACTCGTCAAGTGTCGCCCACGGACCACCGATAATATTAATGGCTAGGAACGTACCCAATGCCTCAATTTCCCCAACAGTCAAATCCTCTCTGCCTTCGGGAGTCAGCATTTCACTGGCGGCATAAGTCTTATATTCCTCTGCCATCGCCAAGAGAGTAGTTACAAGGTGCTTCTGTAAGGCAATTATGCACGCTGTAGCATCGAACTTTACCCCATAAGCCTCACCCTACTCTCTTGTGTCTGTTCCAGCCTGCACTCGCACGACACCCTCAAGTATTAATGGGTCGATGGCATTAACCATAAAGTTTTCGCCGTTTAAGACCAAACGGTCCAACACTTGCACGCCAAAACTCGCTGGCAAGTAGAAAATATAGCGGGATGATTCTAGCAGTCCAGGGTCATACTGCCGCAAAGCATATGTCACAACCTGCCCAAACGCATCTATGGTCGTGCCCTCTGGTGTCCACTTCCATTCCACCGTCATATTATAGTCCTCGTCCAATTCCTCTGTCCGTCTAAGCGGCGTCAAGGTAGAGTTCACCTTCACGGCAAAGAACGCTATTGCGCCGCTTGCGACATCAAGGTTGGCTGACTGAACCAGGTACTTGTCTGTGCCAACGGAGAAGATTTCACCGCTGACCAAGTTGCTATCAGGCAGGGCTAAGCCTTCCCACGAACTATCACGTATTCCAGGGTCACGCACGGCTTTAGTAGAACGCTTGAGACTAGCTTTGGTTGTAATGGTAGGACTACGTTGAATGGTGATGGTCTGTCCATGTGAATTCAAAAATTTTTCAGCATAGGTCATAACTCATCACCATCCCTGAACGCATTGCGACTTAACTTAATGTTCTCTGTGACCGTAAAAATCGCCAGAACTGCGCTCATAACGACTACGCTCACCAAACAAAACCCTGCGATTTGAAGCACGCTCATGTCATCACCGCCTGTGATTGTGGACTTGGAAATGCGGAACAGTCTGCCAAGATGCCGCTACCGTTGGTATCTTAGATAAATAACTGTCCCGGTCTTCCTCCAAGTCACGTTTTTTAGCGTCCCAATCAACTACTATCTCATGGGTGAAATGCGGTCCCTGCTCCCGTTGCGGCAGTCTTGCACTCATACTAGGGCACAATAACCTAGCACACTCACAGACAGTCGCCGCTTCCAGATACACTCTGTCAATTCCCGTCAAATCCGCATAGTTTGGAATCATCTCGATAATGTTGGCTTCAGCTACCATAATGCAATCAGGTTGCTCAATAAGAGAATCAGGTAGGTATGCTTCTGGCACACCTACCTTATCTCTAATTCGCTGTTGCCAATCTTCTGCGGTCAGAATTAAGTTACTCACGGGGTTAGCCCCCCCTTCTGGATTACTCAAGAGTCATGATCGCAGAGGACTTCTTGAGTATCTTGCGGAAACCACTGTTCTCGGAAATAGTCAGCAATTCGGTCTGGTTCTTAATAAACTTATCAACTTCACTGATAGTAGAACCAACTTCGACAATTTCCTCGATAGCAGATTCACGGTTCAAGCCATAGATGGCATGTTTGTTGTTGATTTTCTCGACATATGGGCTGTAGAGCAGAGTTACGTTAGTTACAATATTCTGCGGCAGTTGAACAGATATATTCAAGCCTTTAGCCAACAATTCATCCATCAAGCCAGCAACCGTTGATGCAGGATACAAGACCCCAAGTATCTGCAACAGTCCTTCCTCATCAGCTACCACGGTATTGCAGGCGCGCGGATAGAACTTGAGCAGGAATTTAATCCATGCAGTTCTAGTCAATGCAGTGGAGAAGGACGAATCCAAGTCCTTAGCCTTGTAAATGGTAGCTGCGTTGTTGTTGCCGTCACCATCTTTGATAACGGTCAGGATTTCAGCAATCTTATTGTCGGCAGCCTGAATACCAATCTCCTGTAGATGGATGTTGAATACATCAATGCTCATCCGGCGCAAAGCCTCATAAGAAGCCTCGATTGCACGACCATATTTATAGATATTAATCGCACTCTCACCAAGTTTTAACTTGGCAACCGGCAATTCCGCAGCTTCGGTTACACGCCGCATCTGAGTTGCTTTTTTATTACTGGCATCATCCAGATCAAGATAAGCGGCTTTGTAAACATTGCTGTCAATCATTGTCCGTGCCGCCACAAGATACTGAAACACCGGATACTGAACCATCGCCTGCACCAAAGTCCGTGCGATATATTCAGGGAACAGCAGTTTGTTCTCATCAGTACGATAAAACGCATCTACCTTGGAGGAAAAAATATTCTTCTCAGGGATATTGCGGGTAACAATCCCTGCTTCCTGCATCAATCTCTCAAAGGCATCCAGTTTGCTTCCTTCGGGAGAAGGATCAAGGCTTTCCAAATACATGGAAAGAGTCATCTCTTTGGAATGAGCCTGACGATACAGGTCCATGCTTAAATTTTGCAAAGTGATGTTTGCCATCTTGTCTATTTCACTCCTTTCTGTACGGCACAATTAGCCGATAAATACCATGACAGGGCCAGTTGCTTCGGAGCCAACGCTGATAGCCCTAGAATGTCCAGTTGCTCCAGAGGAAGCCTTTACTGCGCCATTGCCATCGACAACCACAACATTGCCATAGTTAGGCAGGGCACCGGAAACCCCAGTAAACGAGGTAAAACCTCTTACCTGCACAGTTGCATAACCGTCTTTCTCATACTTGTCCACCTTGCCAAGCAGAGCATCGCCTGCGCTGCCAAAGTCAACAGTTTCATAATTAGATAAAGTTACTGCCATGCCCTCAACACCTGCTAAACCACTAGCGGCATAAGCTGCCTTGAGGTTGTCACCCGCCTTAAAAGTGGCAAACAGGGCACCAATGCCTTCATAATCCAATCCACCACGAGCCATTGTGTTTTCACTCTCCTTTCATAAAAGTAAAAATGGGCATAAAAAAATCCGCCTTTCAGCGGAGTTGCTTGGGTTGTTAAGTTATTAGCGGCCTACCCTGAAGGCCTCGGCGGGGAAAGTAACTTTGTTCTTATCCCTGCCTAGTCCTGCTTGAGTCTGCCGCCCTGCGGGGATTTCCTCCTTAGCCTGGGCCTTCCAGGTTTCCATCGTATCCTTGATGTCCTGAACGCTCATCAAGCCGAAGTTTCTCTCCCAAGTTTCCTTTTTGAAAGTATCACCTTGCGCTCTCACGCCCCATTGGAGGGCTTCCTCGATCAATTCATTCCGATAGGCTTGACCTTCCCGAGCTAGAGCAAGCACTCTGTCAGCAGGCAAATCCTGTCCCAATACTTCTTTGACCTGATCAGCAGTCATAAAAACCTGAACGGATTCTGTAGAAGTTTGATTGTCCTCAGCCTGCTTTGCCAATGCGTCGGCAACAGCTTTGTCAACCGCTTCCTTTACGAGAGCATCCACCTGCTCCTGAGTATAGGTTTTGATCTCATCACTCACTTGTTCTCCACCACCTTTCAATGTTGATAAATCGGGAACGCTGAACACGTTTCCCTTGGCTAGGTCGTCTTTCTTGTGGAAGGTTACTAGCCTGCCGCTGGCTGAACCATATGTGGCATAGGTCATAATACCGGATGGCAGTTTTTTGAGTTCTTCATCAGGGACCTGGATGAACAGGTTATCCTCAAAATCACCCGTTGCAGATAACATTCCTGCGGTCGGATATGCTCCGTCAAATACACCTGAAAGCTCCATTAAATAACCGGGAGGTTTGGCTATGATATAACAAAGTTGCCCATCGTATTCAAGACCCCGGAAGTGAGGACACTCACTGCCAAAATATTCATTGCCACAGATAGAGCAAATAGCGGTGTTGTATCCAAATCCTATGGATACGTCAAATAGAGTGCCATCCTCAATGTCGGCAATGATAGAATCGGTCGAAATACCATCCTTCTCTTTGCCCCGAACGATATAAACATCGCCGTATAACCCCCACTTCTCACCTTCTACATCGGTACTTCGACGCAGAACAGCATCAAAAGTGCGTCCATAGACTAATGCCTTTTGAATACCTGCCCAAGCATGGTCCAGCATAAAGGCAACACCTGTTCGGGCATCATCGCGAAACACTTCCAGTAAAGACTTATCCAGTTTGACATATCGCTCTGGAAGAATGGCATCGCCTACCATTTTGGTTGAAAACGCGAAAACCTCATCTTTCGATAAGGTTCTTTTCGCCAACGCATTTATTTTGTCCAGTTGCCCCTGAGTTGGGACTCCGTATTCACTCAATCTTTCTCACCACCTTTCTTGGATGATTCCAGTTAAAAATGCGTTATGACCGCACCTGGTTTGGCAGAATACGATTCATGTTTCATTACAACCTGTCCACAATTAGCACAGCGCATTGCGACACGCTTGCCACCTGTGTCCTCAGAAATGCAATCTAGCACCCACTCATGCTTACAGGTTCTTAACGGGGCGCAACCCACGATTCTTTTGCTGTAGTCCACTCGGCAGTTGGTTGCTATCACCTAGATCACCCCCTCCCACAGAGAAGGATACCCTTGCACCTTCAATGGGCTGCCCTGCAGCTCTATCCACTTTGAGCATTTCCTTAGCGGCATAATCGGCATCACACCAACCCATAAGCTGTGCAATCGCCCAGAATTGTTGCTGTAACAGGCGAACCTGTGCGCGTTGTTCCTCGTTTTCCCAATTGACGGGATTATGAGTGAACACTGGAACAGCCTGTATGCCTTTGACTCTCAACCATAAACGCGCAACTTCCTCAATTAACCGTTTGCTCCCGCGTTGCATTGATGCTATGCCATCTGTGAATACTTTGAGCGTTATCGAACCCCAAGATTCAGTCTCACCCGTGGAGCCTACACGATTGGTCACAATGCCCATTTGTTTTGAGCCATTCAAAACCTGCACCGACACCAATTCATCAATAGCCCGAACATCAAGGCTCCGGCTAGCATTAGCTCCAGATGTCATGTTGATTTTAACATCGTCAAAGTGGATATAATCAGAATCGGGTTCGATAGTATCCAGCATAGACTTAATCCTGTTGTATTGCTCCGTCAACCATTGTGCTTGCTTTACGGCATTACTTTTGACATCAGGTGGCATAGAAGCCATCATGCGTTCCATCACGATTTCAATATCGTTTCTTGGCCATCCCTGCCGGTGTAAGACCGCTTGCAAGTCATTCATAATTTGCATTTGGAAGTCTATGGATTGTAACACAGGAGCCATCACAAGATTTCCACGGGGGTCATCTATGTCGGGATCAGTCGGCACCCAAAAGAAATTGGCTTTGCCGGGTTCCAAAGACACCTTCTTGCCAATCTGTCCCTGTTGATAGGGGATATAAACCTGCCGCCCATTGCGTTCTTCTAATTCCCACTCGATGGTCTGTGGAATCACGGGATGAACGTCAACAATATCCGTTCTATCCTCGTTAACTTCCACCTCAACAGCCTGCGCTCCTAAGAAATACCCCGAATAGTGGAGCATATCTATCAAGCCATCAAGCCCTGCATTGGATATGGCGTTAACACGGGAAGCGAAGTCACGCCATTCCCGCTCTATATCTCGCAAGCGATTTTTACGCTCTTTGTCATCAAGTGCATAAAAAGCCATCTCGTGCCCTTGGTTTGCCATTCGCACGAAGTTCCAGTTTGCCATTGACAAGTCAGGAATCTTCTTACGGGCAAAATCCAAGGCAGAAGCCTCATCACTAATCGAGCGCAAGGTTTCCAGCACATCGTTTGTCCGTGACCGATGCGGAGATAAGGTTCGCCTTCCCCATCCCCAAGTGCCACCAATAACGGTGTGACGGCCTGTAGGGATTGAAGGGTCTCTTGTCCTTCTTGCCAATCTATCAAAAGGCCACAATCATTATCACCACCTTTCTGGAGTTAAGCCTTCCTCGCCACCATCAAAAACTCAGGAACATTGAACCACCATACGCCATCCTTCAAATACGCGTCGTTAGCCTCAACCTTGCCCCCGGCCTTCTCGATTCTCTCCGTCCACCATTCACGGTCACGAATGGTCTCGTGGCTTGAGTCCAAGTCGCCTTCGACTTCATGCGTCACCACTCGAATGATCACCCATTCCTTGCTTACTCTGAGTAGTTCCTTGAGTGTCTTGGTCACTTCTTTAAGGGGCACATGCTCCATCACATCGAAGCAAGTCACTACATCAAAAGTGTTGTCAGGATAT